ATGAGAATAACAGATCAAAATGAATCTATATTGCAAAAGGATAATCAACAGGCTGTAGAGTGGCAACGTTTAATAGATGATTCAACTGGTCTTTTACAATCATTAGGTAAAAATCCTGACGAGATTCTTGCGAGAATTGAATTACTTGAAAGAGTTCAGGACATAGAAGCTAAGAAGATTAAGAATCAATCTGAATTATCTAAGATGGTTCCAACTATTAACAAACAAGTAAAAGAGTTATTGGAGCTTAAAAAAGAAGTTGATAAAGCAAGAATGCAAATTGATAGTGAAGATAACAAAGAAGCAATAGCAAATTATATTGTTGATGAGTTCATTGAAAGACATATGTAAATGATAATAACACAAAATCATTCTATCGTTGATAGTATCAATAAAGGTAAATGGTGGAGGTTATTTGATCTTAAAGGTTTAAAGTTAAAACTTAAAAAACCTATATGTACATTTACCCACCCTTATTATAAAGGAGATAGAAACTATATAACAATATCAAAATATTTATACCCTATTGCTCATGAAAATTCAGAACCACCATACACTTACTCAGATTGGGTTTTATATGGAAATGAAACAATAAATGAATATAAAAACCATTCAATAAATTTAGCAGCTTTAGATCTTGACTATTTTTATAATTTACTAACTAAAAAGAATGTATAAAACAAAAGAAGATTTACTTAAGTTACAATATGAGTATGATAATGATATACTTCCGGAAACACCAAAAGAAAAAATGGTAGTTAATCCATCTGTTGCTTATTGGGTTTCCGATGAAGATATTAAGAATTCTATTCCTGATAACCATATTTTAAAAAGGATAGAACCTGTATATGGTAAACTGAGTAGATTTTCTACAGATTATACACCTGTAAGTAATTTAAATTGGGATTATTTATTTTTTACTAATTCTAAAATATTTAGTCCTGCTGGAAATGCTTTTATGAAAAGTGTAAAATCAACTAAAGGAACTAAACTAAAACCTTCATATACTAGATTTCTTCCTGGAACTAAAATACATAAAAAATTCTGGGAAGAGGAGTTTCTAAGAATAACAAAAGGATATGAACCTATCGTTGATGGTAAACCCTGTGGTGTACGTATACCAGGAGAATTTTATTTTTATCTTAATTATGGGTGGATGCAAAAAGTTCATATCAATGAAGAAACAGAAGATGTAGTTGATATGTCGGGAGTTCCTGATTTTCTAGTTATGGATTATTATTATTATAGAGAGTTAGAAGCAAGGGAAGATCCCAAACTATATAATCTATCTCGTGAATATAAACAGTCTTTATCAATAACTAAATCAAGACGTTTAGGATATAGTTATAAGGCAGGGTCAGGTGCAGTATGGTGTACTGCATTTAAAAATAAAGCAAAAGTTCTTATTGCGTCTGCTCAGGGAAAAGATGCTACCTTATGTTTTCAAAAGTCACTTGATATAATAGATCACATATCCAAGTATACTCCTTTTGGTAGAAAAAATCCAGGTAGACCACAAGATAATGGTGGGTGGAAACACTTAACTATGAGTAAAACAAAAGATAGTGGTAATTTTACTTTTGGGTTGCTTAACACAAGAACAGGAGAACGTGCAGGAAGACAAAGTGAAATAACAACAGCATCTTTATTTAATAAATCTGATGCTGCATCTGGTGAAGGTCTTACAAGGTTATATATTGAAGAAGCAGGTAAGATTTCTAATTTAGGAGATGCGTGGACATTTTCTAGAGAATCAATGAGAGTAGGTACAGTATATAGAGCAGGTATTGCTATTATATTTGGTACCGGTGGTTCTATGATAACAGATAGTGGTAAAAGGGGATCGTCGCATGATTTCTCTAATATTAATGATAGACCTGAAACGGTTGGTATTGCAGGATTTAGAAACATATACGGGTATAAGCCAACTCAAAGAAAATGTGGTTATTTTGTAAGTGCAATGTGGGCTAACTTTGGATGTAAGATTATAATTGATGGTAAGCCATATAGAGGATTAGATAAAAATGGAAATGCTATATTCTGGGTTGCTGAGTTTGCACTAAATCAAGAAAGATTAAGTAAAAGACCACCTTTAGGAAAAAAGAAAGATTACGATAAGTTTCTTACACAAAGGTGTAAAACGCCAGGAGAAGCATTTTTAATAACTCAGGGTAGTAGATTTCAAACAGAAGATTTAGTTGAACGTAGAACAGAGGTAGCTACTTCTAAAGGGGGATTTGAAGCATTACGAATGCCTGGTGAATTAGTAGAAATAAACGGTAGGATTGAATTTATACCTAAACCAAATGAGGAACCATTACTAAATACCTTTAATGAGTCTGAACGTGAAGGATGTTTTTTAAGATATGAACCCCCTCAGAAAATTAGAGGAGATATACCAGAAGATGCTTACATTATATCCGTTGACCCTATTGGTCAAAATACAAATGCGGGTAAATCATTAAGTGCAATTATTGTCTATAAGACACGAAAGTATGAACAGTGGATTGGTCCTGAAAAAATAGTTGGGATATACTTTGGTAGAAAGAAAATGAATCCACAGGGATATGTACATAGGTTATTGTTAAAATTATCTAAATACTATAATGCTAAGATAACAGTTGAGAATGATAGAGATGGGGGTATACCTCAATTTTTTATACGTAAAGGAGAGGCCGCTAGATTAATGGGTCCACCTATTACAACAATGGAAAAGATAATGCCAGGTAGTAAAACTAATCGTAGAGCATATGGACATGCAATGTCTAGTGTACGACATAAACAAATAGGTGAAGATTTATTGTATGAATGGTTGGATCAACGTGGAGTAAATACTAATTACTATGATACTGAAGATGGTGAAAAGGTAGTTAAAAAAGGTGTTCGTAATATAGATAGATTAGAAGATCAATTACTAATTGAACAATTAATAAACTATGAAAGATCCGGTAACTATGATTTAGTTATGTCAATGATGGGTATTGTAGTTCAATTAAAAGAATGGTATGATCCCGAAGAAGATGATTCCTGGGAAGAGAATAGTATTTCCGATCAATTACTCGAATGGAGAATGGAGAGATACGGAAATTATGAAGAAAAAATGAAAAACATAAATAAAAAGTTTAAATTATAACTATCAATGAAGTATTTTTTGAATCAACGTATTTCTTCTGCTAAGAAGAACAAGAAGTGGCGAGAAAAAATGGTTGACTATCATGTCGAGTTGTCTTATTCTTGGTCAGATGAATGGGAGAAGATTGAAGAAAACTACGCCCTTAAAAATAATCAATTAAATCGTAGTGAAATTGCAAGTATATGTAAAGGACTAGGAACAGAAGAGCACTCTGATGTATTTATTAATGCTTATAATAAAACACATAATATAATTGATGCCCATAAGGGTGAGGAATGGAATAGACCATTTTCTTTTAGTATTATTAATAATTCTAAAAGAACGGTAGATAGGTTAGAAAGGGATAAAAGAAGAGAAATAGAACAAATAGCAAACGAAATATTTAAAGTTGAATCAGAGCGACAAATTGAGTTATATAAAATTGAAGAAAAAAGAATAAAGGGTTCAATGGATGAGCAGCAAGCTCAGGGAGAAATAGAAAAGCTACAAGCAAGGTATGATAAGTTATATGGAGAAATAGCTGATCCAAAAACAGTATTTGACAAATATAAAAATATAACAACAGCAGAGGAGATAGCAATGAGTAGAATCATGAAAATGATTTCAGATAATCTTAACTTAAAGTTTATAAAGAATCAAACCTTTGAAGATGCTATTATAGCAGGAAGAGAAGCTGTTGAAATCTATTCTCTTCATGAAAATGACTTACCTAGAGTTAGACAAATAAATCCCTTAAATTTATTCTTTCAAAAGTCACCAGATGTAATGTGGATACAAGATGCAGATTTTGCAGGCTATTCAGAATTACAAACTGTTGATAAAGTAATTGAAGAATACGGTGAGTTTATAACAAAAGACGAATATAAAAAACTAACAGAAACGGGTCCGTATTTTGGAGACTTAAAAGGATTAAACCATCCTTTCTCGGCCAATAAAAACAATAAACAACCATCCGAAGATAGAGAGGTTCGTAATTTCAAGAATCTTCCTCGTGATCAAAACTCATTAAATGCAGAAGACTATATTGTTTCTGATATGGGTAATAATGGTTATATAGGAACCGACTATGTTAATAGATTAGGATTAAATGCTACTGATACTCGGAGTAATAAATTACGTGAATATATAAATGTATATACAATATATTGGAAGTCTCAACGTAAATTAGGAAAGTATTCGTTTATTAATGATTATGGTGAACCAGATATAACGTATGTTGATGAATCATTTACCATTCCCAGGAATGCAAGAAAAGAAACGGTATCAAATGGTTATACTAAAAATAAAATAGTTTATAGTTGGGTAGATAAAAAAGATACCACTAAACAATTTTCTTTAGAGTGGATATGGGTTCCTGAAGTATGGAAAGGTATTAGAATAGGTCAAGATATATATTGTCAAATTGGACCAGTTAAACATGCCTATCAATCATTATTAAATCCTTATGATGTTAAATTACCAATATACGGACATATATATAATAACAGGAATGCATATAGTATTTCCTTAATGGATAGAATGAAACCTTGGCAAAAACTATACTATGTTATAATGGCCAGGATGTTAAAACTAATTAGTCAAGATAGGGGTGTGTTAACTTTTATTAATATACACATGCTTGATAAAAATTTAGGTTTTAAAGAAGCATTAAGAGTTGCTGAAGATAATGGTATAATCCCTTATAATCCATTAAGTAACTCTAAAGGAGCTGGTAATTTTGGTAATACAAATACCATGAAAGTAGCTGAACGTATTGATGCCACCAACTCAGGGGCAATTCAGCACTATATTAACATCTTACAGTTTATAGAACAAAATATCAAATTATCATCAGGAATGTCTGATCAACGTTTAGCGCAAACTAATGCGCGTATGACAGCTACTGATAATTATAGAGATACAATGCATTCTATTAATATAACTGAACCATTACATGCAGCACATGATTTATTATGGCAGGATGTATTACAGGGAATGATGGAAATGACATTATCTGTTTTAAGTGAATCTACAGGTAAGATAAGAGGATTTCTTAATGATGAAGAAAAAATACTTGTAAATTTAGATTTGCTAACACTAGAAGATAACTTTAAACTTAGAGTGGCTGATAATTCTAAAGCGTTTAAAATACTTGAACAAGCTAAACAACTTAGTCATGCTCTTGTACAGAATGATAAAGCAAGTCTTGATACATTAATTGAATTAATGGAAACCGAAAACCTTAGTGAGTTTAAACACATTGTTAAGGAGATTGAAGAAGAGAATAGACAGCGTAGACAAGATGCTGAACAGGCTCAAAGAGATCATGAAAAAGAAATGGCTGAAATGGCTCGTAAACAATCTGAAGATAATCAAATTGCAAGACTTGATGAAATATACCTTAAAGGTAGAATTGAATATCAAAAAGAAGTTATGAAAGCTAAATTAAATGCAGCTTCATTTGATGATGAGAAAGATTATAATAAAGACGGCATCGCTGATTATTTACAATGGGAACAATTACAACAAAAAGTAAATAATGAAAGTCGTAAACTAGATATAGCAGAATTTAAAATTGGAATGGATGAACGCAACATGGAGGCAGAACAAGAACTTAAAATATCAGATTCTAAATTAAGATTAGAAAAAGAATCTTTAGATAGACAAATGAAAGATCTTGAAATGCAGCAAAGAGAAAGGCTGGAGGCTATGAAGATAAAAGCAATAAAAGATAAAAATAAATCTAAATAATTAACTAACTAACTAACTAACTAAAATGAATAAAACAACTGAAATTATTTTACATGGAGTTAATACTCTTTCTAATACTGTCAAACAAACATTAGGCACTAAAGGTAGAACAATTTTATTTAATGATGAAAACAATAGGACACATATAACAAAAGATGGTGTAACTGTTGCGCGACACATAATGTCAACTGATGATTACGAAAACATGGTTATAACTGTACTGCGCGAGGCATCGTTAAAAACTATGAAATCAAGTGGTGATGGTACTACTACAACAATGATATTGGCGCAGTATATTCTTACCGAGGGACTTAAGTTGATTGATAATGGTTTAAGTTATTATGAATTAAGTAAACAAATTGATAAAGCGGTTCAGAGTGTTGTTGAATATGTTAACTATGATTCTATTAAAATTGAAACAAATAAAAAATTACTAAAAGAAATAGCGTCTATTTCATCTAATGATGAAAAGCTAGGAGAGTTTATTTATTCTATAGTTGAGGATATTGGATTATATGGTGACATCGAAGTTAAAGAAAGCCAGTACTCAGAAACTAGAGTTAATAAAACAAAAGGTATGAAGTTACATAAAGGTTGGATTGAAAACTTTATGGTTAATGATACACACGAAATGTGTTTTAAGGCGGATGATTGTCATATACTTATTGTTGACGATGTAATTCAAGCTGTTACTGATATTGATCAGTATATTAAACATTTAATGGGAAAGCCTCTTGTTGTTTTTTGCGAAGACATTACAGATATAACTCTTGGACAGATAGAGAAGTTTATGAATGCCACCGGAAACCCTATTTGTTTTGTAACTAATGATGGCCATGGAGATCGTAAACAATTACTCATGAATGATCTTGCTGCGCTAACATCATCCTATGTTATAGGGGCTCAAGATGATTTTGATTCTAGGAACTTAGGGTTTGCTAAACAGGTTAAAGTAGATGAATGGTATACCTCTATATTAGATGGTAACAATGATGAGGAATTGATTGAAGATATAATTTATGACATCAAAGAAATATTATCAGATGATGATAATAGTGATGAAACGCTTATAACAAAAGTAGATCGTAAGTTTCATAAAAAAAGATTAGCTAATTTAACAGGAGGTGTTGCGGTTATCCATGCGGGAGGAAGAACTCATATGGAGATGAAAGAATTAAAAGATAGACTTGACGATGCTGTATTAGCAGTAGAATCAGCTATTAAACAAGGAGTCAACGTTGGAGGCGGTTCAGCTTATTTAAATTGCCAAAAAACATTAAATGAAAAATGTAGACGAGATCTATGTTTTGACCCAGGGTGTAAATTAATTATTGATTCTTTAAGTGAACCTTTTAAACAACTATTAGTTAATGCAGATTTATTTGACAACTATGATACATACAAAGAAAAATT